CACCCCAAAGGGGTAGCCTTAAATACTCGACCACAATCTTCATCTAAATCATCCCTTACGACATACAAGTCATCTCCAAAAAGGAAACCACCTGAAATAGGCCCATCCCCAGGGACGGGTTCAACAGAAGACCTAGCAGCTTCGCGAGCAAAATCATCTACCTCTTCATTTAAAAAAGCTGGAGCATTATAAGGTAATCTATACGGTACAAAATTTTTGATAAAACGAGGGCTTCCTTGGGAAATCCGGAAACAACTTAAATATGATCTTATATTACCCCCACCAATAACCGCTGGCCCCGTGAAGTCTCCACTAAGAATTACCGCTTCAGTAATTAATAAACCCCCATTTATATATAATGAACAAATACCATCTCGGCTTGTTAAAGCTATGTGAGTCCAAAACCCCGCAGCAAGTTGACTACCAGATATTAAATGTGTGTAAGAAATACCGTCATCTGATAACTCGATTTTAAGAAAACTGTTATCTAAATAGATTTTGATATTAGTTTCTTGTTCAAAAATAGTTTGAATTCCAGATAGAAGATGAGGGCTGATCCAAAAATCTATAGCGAAATCTCCTGAAAAATCACGAGGAGATATAGCCAGATTAGTATTAGTGTTAAAATAAAAAGACCGATCTGAAAACTTATACCTAGATGTAGAAATAACCACACCATTATTAATAATGGTATCATTTGTTTGTGATACATCTGTGAAACCGGTGTCAGCATTAAGGAGTAGAGTAGTGTACTGATCATTACCCTTGTCTACAAAAGAAATTATTGGTATGGAGCTTGGGGCTGTTTGTCCATCTATTACTTCATAGCCCGGTATAGACTCATAGCCTGACCGAGAACCACTGACAGACTGATAGTTAAAGCACCCAATCAACTCCCCAGGCCGCATTGTAGAAAAGCTATCTAACTCATTCACACCACCACTAAGTTGAACCGTAAAGGATTGTGTTGGTTGATGTTGCAGTTGATTGAATCTCATAATACTATCACCTATGCAAAAGGAGTGATATTCACCCGCCTACTAGGAACTTCAGAGCGCAGCAGTTGTCCGAGTAGTTGAGAATATTTAGTCGCAAACCGTTGATACGTGATAAGATCACCTAAAAAGGAAGCGGTTTCAAGTACAGCCCCAAAAATAATTAAGTAATGAAACTGAACAGGAAGAAGGGGGACATCATTATTAACACTAAGAATCTGGGGGGTTTTGTAGTATTGTAAAACAACATCATATTCTGTATCTACCGCATTAAAAATAAGATTTGTAGTACCAGGACGGATTGTAAATACCCCCGGCTCTGCGGGTGTATCTTGGGAACTCCGCAACACCCATCTATCGTATGGAATATATCTCAGAGGTGAAGATTTATAGAGAAATCTATCTGTCTTCCAAGAAGAAACTTTCCCTGTAGTTCCGAAAATATCTTCTTCTGAATATTCCTGTTGGGATACAAGAAGTCCTAGTGTTACTTCATCCCTTAGAAATTTAAAATCTTTTCTAAAATTCTGAATCTCAACCCAAGCACTACGAACCGTCTCAACAAGCAAAGCCTCTTGTGAACCCGGAACCAAATTAGTAGTAGATGCAATAAACCCCTGGATACCACTGTACTGTTGAGTCTTTTGGCAAAGCTGTAGGAAGTTCATTATTAGACCCATAAAAGTTTGGCCTAGTGTAAATCATATAACATTATTATAAGATAACACTAGGCCATTTATTAAGCAGCAGTTGCAATAATATTATTAGCTCTCAAAGCAGCGAGAACTGCATTAAACTTCTCTCGTAACTGCAACCCCCTGGATTACAATACCATTTACGGAAACCTGTTGTAGTGCCTCATTTACTTCAACCTCTTTATTTAGATCACTCATTCATCTATCTCCTTCTTCCTCTTNTCCTTCCTAGTAGAAGGGGGTGGTTTAATGGGGTCAGTTAATAAAAGCTCAAAATCTTTCTTGTATTTATTATAGTATCCCTCTGAAACCTCCCAAACTACACCCGTCTTTCTCCGTCTTATTTGCATAAAAGAACCTTTAGAAAAGTGGGTAACTACTATAAATCACTAGTAGTTACCCACGAATGATTACGCGCTGTACGGTTTCGCGATTACATTTACAAGAGCAGTGGGTTGCACTACCTCACGGCCATAAACCATAAGACTTCTCCAATCAATCTGTAATGTATACCAGTTAGACTATTGCTTGAACTTTCGTTCTCTAGTTACTTAGTCTTTGCGGCTTGTAGAAGATTCCAGGAATGAGATCATTTCTTGTATTTTTAAATATTTGTTTTCAATACAAGAAAACTGCCTCATTTTATAAAGGAACGGTAGGGAAGATTTAATATGACCTTTCCCCAAACCCAATCTCCAACACCTGATAGTATCATCACCTTTAGTTTGCATATTTATCGACCCACTAAAATCTTCCTGAAGTTTATAAAGAATGTGTAAGTCGTGTGATGCAGCCTTAATACAGAGAGATTTTATTATACCACCCCGTCTTCGGATGCGGTAACACCCGTCACCATCTAGGAAACCAGCAACCCAAGACCATGATAGATGCCTTGGTCGCTTAAACCATGTGGATTGTTGCCGGGATGTTTTACTAAACTTCTTTAACTCTTGGAATTCGTATTCATTTATTTGTTTTAATCTATATTCTCTTTGTTTCAAGAGTAGATTATTAAAATGTGTTTGTTTAATACGAAGATGTTTTCCAACTCTATTAAAGAAAGTTTGAAACTCAGTAGTGCCTAATCTCCAAGAACATCTGGATATTCCATTTTCTTGGTAATCATAGGTAATCCTACCCAAGTCGTAATAATCTCTTAAAGCTCGCAACATAACGAAGTCAGTATCAACAACAGCGGATGCTGATATACTACCTCGTAAATATACAAAATNAGATATATAATCAAATGAAAGAGAACCATCGGCATCCCATAAACCAGCAACATACTTGTTAAGTTGCTCTGANTGCTTTCGACTTTCCCTTAATGAACCTGAAACTAACTTATACCCTAGGGTGTTAGTATTAAATCTCACTTATAAACTCCTTATGGAATTATATACATTGCCTCGAATTTTACTTCGTTATCCAAACTAGATTTTAAGGGAGCATTAAGCGTGTGCCCACTCCCCGAAAGAATCCTGAATCTTAAGTGTATCAACCTTACTAATTTGAGCGGCGAAAGTAGTGGCTTCTTTAGTTCCAGCAACGATCAAAGTATTACCGCTATCTACAGTTAGGTTGTTAGATTGATAAATCATAGTACGATCAACCATACCAAGCATTCCATTACGAATTAAGCCTGTTGAATCCCCTGTAACATCCGCACGTTTTAGATCACCAAGCTTTAGAAGCGCACAGTACCAAGCGGGAAGAACAACCCAACGATTCTCTGAGGGTTGATTAGCTTCATCAAGAACTTGGTTAATATGCACTAGAGTTGTGACTGCGTTGGATGCGGTGATTTCAAGGGGATTAATACTAGTACCTAAGTCAATGGAACCAGAGATTGCACCAGCAGCCGCACCAGCATTATTAGCATCAGCACCAGTACCCATATACCCAAGAACATCTGCATCAATAGCAATTTTCATACGGTAAGCTGCATCATCTGCAAACATATTTAGAAGAGACATATCCGTCTGAAATTTATCAATATCGTCAACCTGGAACGCAGTGTAGATTGCCTGATCAATAGTTAGTAAAGCAGAGTCTTTCTTGGGAACTTCATATGTGATGGTTTTACCAATCTCATAAGTACCAACAGTAATTTCGGGGGTCTTACGAATTACTACTTGATCCCCCATACCTTTAATTTGTCCTTCATAATCAGTATTGCAGGTATCATTGTAGAAGGTCTGAAGATAAAAGTTTCTTAGGGCCTTCTTTGCATAAAGTTTTGGAATAAAATTAGAAGCGTTTGCATCAGAACCGTAGTTATCTACACCGCTTCCATCACCGTAATAATCGCCATTAATTCCTACACGAGCCATGGGAAATTCTCCTTATACATCAACGAATTCTCCCCTCCAGAACTGCTCGATCAATTTTTGCCTCGGTTTCCCTCTGAAGGGAATCTTTTCCGCGATATTTACCTTTAATTATATCATTATAGAACTGGTCTATAAATGCCTTGGTTATAATTTCTTTGTTACCCGAGGTATTCGGCTGATTACCGGGAACCCCCGTTGGAGTAATTTTACTATCAAGAGGGTTAAGTCTCTTTAAATAATCCTTATAAAACTCCGCAGCCCTTGAGACATCTCCATTACTAACAGCACGTTGAAACAGTGTGGTACGATCATACCCGGAAGCAGGATCAATACCTGCCATATATTTTAGAAAGTTCTGATCGCTATCAATCTTCTGGTAATTTGGTACTAGCTTAGAAAATCGGGAAATAAAACTAACCCGGTTCTCTTCCCCAAGCCTCTTAGCACTAGCCTCCTGTTGTCTAACCCTCATGTCACGCTCTTCATCAAGCTGACGTTTTAAAGGCTCTACAGCGTTTCTAGTGGCCTTCTGAAGAGCTTGGATAGCCTCTACACCAAGTACCTCTCTCTCCTCATCTGTAAACATAGATGATTCATCGACACCTACCTTCTCTTCAAGTTGTTTAACCAACACAATATTCTTCTTGTGTAGATCAACATAGGTGGCTTTCAAAGATGCCAACTCTTGTCGAAGATCGTAGATAGTCGCATCGTGATGTGAACGAAGGGATTTGTAACGACTTTTCCAATCAGTATATTTCTTTTTACCGGTAGGCTGATCTTCCGTTTCACTACCTGAGTCATCCTCGTTATCTTCAGGATTACCAAAGTCAGTAGGAGTATGAGTTGTAGCATCCTCGGGGTTTAGATCATCCTCGTTTGGTGTTGTACCATCTGCTCCTTGTTCTGTACTGGGTGTTGAATCATCAGTCGGCCCAGCAAACCTGGCTTCCATTTCTTCAATTTCTGTATCCAGATTTTGTACGATTTGAGACTTGCTCATGTTTACCTCGCTTTAATTTTCAGTGTCCGTATCCGACAGTTCGGAAGTGATGCCAGAGGGGTCCACCAGTTTAAGCAGGTTCTCTAAAAAGACACCTGCACCTTGCACTCTTTGAAAGTTTTCCTTCTCAGATAATATCCGTGAATGTAAAACTTTTTCTTCTTGTTTTAATAATTGTTTTAACAANGTGAAGTCACCGTTACGAAGTCTATCTCTTTGAGATTTAGTAGGTGTAATAAAAAACATTAGGAACCTCGATTAGCTATCTCAAGTTTTGCAGCAACATTTCTCTTATTTTCTATATCCCGCTGAGAGAGTTCTTGTTGAAGATTCTGAACTTGAACCTGTAGTCTTCCAACAACTTCATCTTGTTGCTGTTGAATCTTTTGCATAGCTAGTTGTAGTTTAGCAGATTCCTTCTCATAATCAAGTTGAATCTGCTGCATCTTAACCTCTTGAGCGCCCTGAGCCATAGCCATCTGGCCTTCAATCTGTATGCGAGTAGCCTCAAGACCCCTCTCACGCTCCATCTCCATAGCCTGTTGTTGGGCCATAGCTTCTTCTTCTCCAAGCTTCTTAATAATAAGCCGGTTGGGGATAATGTCAGATGCAAGATCAAGGTCTTTAGCAATTTCTCGTAAAATATCTGCACGTCCTTGTTTACCCAAAATACCCATATCGAACGGATTGGCGGTAATTTGCAAAAACTCATTTCGCCTAAGCTGTGCAGCACCCTTAACTGATAGAGTCTGAGAACCCTTAGCTATGATCTGAACATCTGTGGAAAAGTTGGGAATTGGGTTCTTAATCATATTATAATAAAATTGATACTCAATACGAGGTTGAATTAAACCAAGGTCAATGTGCCTAATCGCTTCTTTAATTGTCTTAGTAGCCGCATCAAGTAGCATACTTAAACCAGCCGCAGTCTGACCCGCACCAGAAACCTGTTCAGAACCATACATATATCTAGGAATACCTGTAGCTTCATCAGCTTTCATTTCGTATTCGTTATAAACCTCTAGTAACTCTCTGGCATTACTCGTGGGTTGGTTAAATTGTAGTGCCCTACCACCCGCCCCCGTTGGATCAGATGTGAACTGCCACACCTTGAAGGGTCGTATGGAGTCTAGTGGGGCATCATCCGCTAGACGATCTACATAGATTTCAATTTGTGGTCCAGATGCAAGGCCCATGTTATTAGCTAAAGCCCTGGCTGCAGCATTACACATCCTTTGGATATCAGACATTAAAGAAGGTAGTGATCTACCCCAGAAAGAGCCTGGTCTATTCTGCCAAGAAGCTACATAGTAGGGTCTTCGCCCCAGGGGGTCGTCGTTAATTACACATTTAATAACCACGTTACCAATAAGAATAGCTTCAACATCTAATGTTTCATATTTAGAGGCATTCATTACCTCTGGTTTATCTAAACCCCACTCTTGGAGAAGCTTTGCTGGGATTGGTCCAAAGTAGTGAAGACCATGTAATAAGTTTTTCTTTTCAAAAGAAGAACCAGTAAGCTCCTGTTCATCCTTTTCAGATTCAACAGAGGTATCAACATCACTGGGAATGATAGAAGAATTATTATTTAAATTACCAAGAATCTCCTCGATAGCTTCGGTTTTATAACCGGCCTCTACTAAATCTTTTAAACCATATAGTTCACTTGGGGATAATCTAAGGTGTTCAATTATACCCCCATTATTGGGATTAGTAGTTTCGGGTAGTGGATAAATATCAAAAGGTGATACTCTTTTATTTAAAAAGATAGTTTCATTAACTACGTTTGGTAAACCATCTAACCACGTTAATCGCTTTTTCTTTGTAATAATCGGTCCCTTCATAATTGCACTAGGGAAAACCACAAAGTCATCTATGAAGTCAGAGAAAGCACACTCCCAACTCCCTTCCACTAATTGATCTTTAATCATAACCTCTATCTGTTTAACACCATACTTAGCTTCAGAAAAAATCTCTTGGTATATAGCATCTTTAATATCTCTGGTTTTTTGATTAGATTCTGTCAAAGTCTCTTGAGCTTTACTAGCCGACATACCACCCTCTTGTGGTGCCTGCGAAACCGCAGTCTCTTGCTTAATAGCTCGTTCTATGAGAGTTAGAATATCTTCTGGTAAAGATGGCTGAGGTGTTGGTTCAATACTAAATGGGTCCACTTTCCCCAACAAAATATCTTTAATCCAAGAAGCTGCTGCTCTACACTTTGTGGCGGTTAAGTTCATAAAAATATTAGAGCCGCCTTCCTCTCTTATCATTTGTAAGTCTTTTGGGTTATATTCACCGTTAAAATATCTAAGCGAGTCAAACATGGACTCCTCTATACCAGAAGATCGTCTGACATCTCTTGCCCTAATAAATTCGGAACGAATATGAGAAGCTAGGGAAGAATAACCAACATCATCATAAATAACAATTTCTGAATCTAAAC